TAGCCGTTGTTTGCCCCGTACCGCCATTAGCGATAGGCAAAGTACCCGTTACGCCGGTTGTTAAAGGCAAGCCGGTTGCGTTAGTTAAAGTAGCGGATGTAGGCGTACCAAGCAAAGGCGTAATCAATGTTGGGCTTGTAGATAGAACTACCGAACCCGAACCCGTAGAAGTTGTAACGCCCGTACCGCCTGAAGCAACGCCAATTGCGGTAGATGCGGTAACAGTTGTAAACGCACCCGATGATGGCGTTGTGCTACCGATAGCAGTTGCATCAATAGTGCCGCCATTTATATCCGCAGTATCAGCAATCAAATTGTCAATGTTGCCTGTACCCGTCAAATACAAATTACGCCACTCGTGACCTGTTCTACCCAAGTCATAAGCGTTGTCAGTAGCGGGTTCTAAATCTGAATTTACTCGACCATTAAAAGTAACAGTATCAGTATTTGATGAACCAAGCGTAGCGTTATCGTTAACAACCAAAGTTGTTGCCGTAACCGTTGTTCCCGTTACTGTTGATGGCGTAGTTGCGCCAATGGTTGTACCGTTAATTGAACCGCCTGTAATGGCTACAGAACTTGCATCTTGCGTTGCAATAGTGCCAAGCCCAAGATTTGTTCGCGCATCAGGGGCGGTGCTTGCACCCGTTCCACCATCAGCAATAGCCAAATCGGTAATGCCCGTGATGCTACCGCCTGTGATGGCAACGCTATTTGCGTTTTGGGTTGACATTGTGCCAAGCCCTGATACTTGCGTATTGGCAATAGCAATCGTTACATCAGATGCCGCGGTTAGTTGACCCTGACCATTTACTGTAAATGTAGGTACTGCGCTTGCAGTTCCATAAGGCGCGGCGGTAACGGTTGTATTAGCGATTGAAAGGGTGCGGTTGGCGGCTAGGCTACCACCACCACTTAAACCCGTTCCCGCGCTGATTGTTAGGCTTGTAGGCGGTGCGCCAACATCGGTGTTAGACAAAACAACAACGCCCGTGTAGCCGTTAACGCTTGCCACTTGGTCGGTGTTATCAATCTTTTCCCATGCCGTACCGTTGTAGATTGCCCAATCGCCTACCAACCAATCGGTTACACCGTTAAGGTTTGTATTGCCCGCAACGGAAACAACATAATAATAACCTTTGCTACCAACGCTAGATACAAGCGTAGGCGTATTGGTTGATGCGTTCCATGCGCCTTGGTAACTTACGCCGCCCTGAATACTTGCAGGGATTTGCGACAAAGGTACAGTACCGCCCGCATCTAGCGTAGCAACGCCTAAAGCAACGCCCGCGTTCAATACTGCCGCACTACCCAAGCCAAGATTAGAACGCGCATCAGGGGCGTTAGATGCGCCTGTACCGCCATCAGCAATGGCTAGGTCTGTAATGCCTGTGATGCTTCCACCCGTAATAGTTACGGCATTGGAATTTTGCGTTGACATCGTACCCAAACCCGATATTTGAGTATTTGCAATTGCAATTGGGGTTGCCGCCAATGCGGTTAACTGACCTTGTGCATTTACTGTAGCCGTAAGGGTGTTAGATGCAGAACCAAATGCACCCGCCGTTACCGTTGTATTGGCAATGTCGATTGTGCGGTTAGCAGATAAATCACCGCCGCCCGAAAGCCCCGTACCCGCGGTAATGGTTGTTGCTTGGTTAGCCGCGTTAAGGTTTGTTCTTGCCCCTGCCGCATCGCTTGCGCCCGTGCCGCCATCAGCAACCGCCAAATCTGTAATGCCAGTAATTGTGCCGCCCGTTATCGCAACCGCATTAGCGTTTTGCGTTGACATAGTACCAAGCCCCGAAATTTGGGTATTGGTAATAGCAATAGGCGTATCGGCTAAAACAGTTAGTTGACCTTGTGCATTAACCGTTGCCGTTAGCGTTTTAGATGCCGCACCATAAGCCGCCGCGGTAACGCCCGTATTTGTGATGCTGAAACTACGATTAGCCGTAAGGTCGCCGCCGCCCGACAAACCAGTTCCCGCGGTCAGCGTTAAGGCTTGGTCAGCGGCGTTAAGGTTAGTTCTTGCGCCCGCCGCGGTTGTTGCGCCTGTACCGCCGTTGTCTAAATCTAATGTGCCGCTTAGTGTGATTGTGCCGCTTGTGGTAACTGGCCCACCGCTAAAGGACAAACCCGTAGTGCCGCCCGATACATCAACCGATGTAACCGTACCACCACCATCCGTTACCCATTCCAAACCCGTAGCCGTGCCATCTAAACCAAGGCGTTTGTTTGCGTTGCCTGTGTACGATGGCAATAGATTAACCATTGCACCCGCCGCGGTGCTTGAACCAGTACCGCCATCAGCAACGGCAAGGTCGGTGATTCCTGTAATAGTGCCGCCAGTAATAGAAACGCTTGATGCGTTTTGTGTAGAAATCGTACCTAAACCCAAATTAGTTCGTGCATCAGCGGCATTACTAGCACCAGTACCGCCATCGGCTACGGCAAGGTCAGTAATCCCCGTAATGCTACCGCCCGTGATAGCAACGCTACTTGCATCTTGTGTAGCAATAGTGCCTAAACCTAAGTTAGTACGCGCACCGCTTGCAGTAGATGATGCAGTACCACCATTGGCAAGGGGCAATACGCCAGTAATATCTGCGGTAGAAATATCTAGTAAATCCCAAGATGTATTTGTTCCATCGGTTTTAAGATATTTTCCCGTATTAGTTGTTTGGCTAGGGGCAAGCGCATTAAAACTTGCGTTAGCAGTAGTTTGCCCCGTACCGCCGTTGACGATGGGCAATGTACCCGTAATATCGGCGGTAGAAATGTCTAGCAAATCCCAAGCGGAATTAGTGCCATCAGTTTTAAGGTACTTGCCTGTATTGCCTGTTTGCGTAGGCGCAAGGGCGTTAAAACCCGCGTTGGCGGTAACTTGTCCCGTACCGCCTAAGTTAACGGGAACGGTAGTTAAACTGATTGTTGAACCGTTTACAACAATTGGCGATGTTCCAACATATTGAATTGTGCTGATTGGGCCAACCGTGTCGGTAGTGCCATCAGAAAAAGTAAAAATAAGGTACAACGAACCATCTATAACAACGGGTTCAACATCCGTTACGCCGCGACCCGCAACGCCCCTGTCAACGCGAACAATAAGGTTGTTACCGTCAACTACAACAACTTTAGAAATAGCCATTTTCAAATCCCCTTAAAGTACAGTAACACCATCCGAACGAACCAAGAACATTAAAAAGATAATGTCATCTTCGGCGGGCGTTGGAGAAGCGGCGGCAAATGAAATCTTAATTTTCCCCGTAAAGCAAACGGGGTTTTGTTCATCAATTTTTAGTTGAGGGTCGGTGTTAATTAAGCCCCAAGCCGTATCATCAATTACCAATGTAAAAGAACCCGCGGCGTTTACCTTATTGGTAATCGTTAGGTTGATAGGCGTAGGAACGGTAGCGTAGTTGGCTACATCAAACGATAACCCGTTGCGGGTATCAATCAAGTTTGAAATTTGCCTACGCGCAATATCCGCGGTAATTGTTGCCGTAGATAGGTCAACTGGCGTACCCGCGATATTAAGAATTGTTATATTCCAATACCATCGTTGGTTATAGACCAATTCGCCCGTAATTAGCGGGTTGTCAAATCCGCTTACTTGCGTAATGACATTCTTAGAAAATAAAGCCATGTTTAGCGTTCCCTATACATAGGTCGAACATCCGCGTACCCGCGGGGAATTGGTATCTTATCTTGTTTAAATTTTAGCCGTTTAATTAAATTGGGGCAACGGGAAAAACAACATTAAATGGGTAGCCGGATTGTTGCGGTATATCGCGTAGTTCTTGCCGGTAGGTTGCCCAAGCCGTTTGTTGTTCTGCGGTTAGCGGGTTGTTCGGTATCTGCGTCCAATCGCTTGCGTACAACAATCTTTGCCGTTTAATAAGAACATCAGAAATTGCCATTGTTTCGTTTTCAACCCATTGCTTTGTAGTGAAATCAAAAACTGAATATTGGCTAGGTTTAGGCGGTATTGCTATTGGCGATTCATTTTCAATGTAATAAGCAGAATCATCAATTGCGCCATCAATGTATGATTCGCCATCTTGTAGTTGCTCTTGAATATTAGTTGTTTGAACAATTCTAAGAATTTGTCCGCTATTTTGATTGTAAATTGTGTAACTCATCGTTTTGTCTCAATTGCAAATAATGAACGATTAGAAATCCCTGCATAATCTTGTAGAGTGCCTTGCGATGTTTGACTAAGAACTTGCAATCTATAAGTATAAGTTCCCGCTGATGGCGTATCGCTATAAGACATTGATGGGTTAAAACCGCCTTGCATTAAAACGGTTGAATCTCTAACCAATCTAAATTGCGGACTAAACGAACCTTGGGTATCTCCATCTATATAAATACCGGAAACGGGGCTACCGGATGAAGAAACATAAACTTGGCTTCCGTTAGTTGTTATTGATAATGTTTGTGCATCTTGATATGCGGTTGTAGTGTTTAAATATGTTGCGGATGTAAAAGCACTAGAAGTTAATGTTACGGCATTAGCATTGATGTTTCCGGTAGCAACAACATTACCGTTTAGCGACATTTGAGTGCCGTTAAAAGAAATGTTAGTTGTTGGATTACCAAACGCAAAGTTACCGGTTGAATAAAGTACCCCCCCCGAACCCGTCATCGTAGTACCGCTAATTGCCGCGGTATTTGCTTGGAATGTTCCGCTAACGGTTAGGCTACCGGTATTAGTAGATACGGCGGAAAGCGCGCCAACTTTTAGCGATGAAATGTAGGGGGTTGACCAAAAGGTAGAAGTACCGTTGTAGATGGCATCCGCTTGGTACAAAGAATCATTGCTTGATGGGTTTGGATCATTTGCATACCAAGTAACATTAAATGCCGCGCCCCATACCGCGCTTGCTTGCGCACCCGTTGGGCGGTTATCGCCGGCTACCGTTACCGTTCCCGATACGGGCGTTGGGTTGCTTGCAATGCGCGCATACATAATTCTTGCCGATGCGCCGTTAGTACCATCCGTACCATCCGTACCATTTGTACCATCTGTTCCATCCGTACCATTTGTTCCATTAGTACCCGCGTAACCCGAAACAATAATACTTGCCGTTGTCCAATTAATCGTTGTTGTTGTTGCGGTTGCCGATGCCGTTATAGGAACGGTTGCCGCATACAAAATATAGCCGGCGGTTGGGGCGGTAGTAATAGAGGTTGACCAACCGCTAGGGGCGGTATATGCGCCGGTTGCCCATGTATAGGTAGATGTACCGCTAATGGATGGCGTTGATAGCGCCCATTGAAAAACAGTAGGGCGCGCCGTTTGAACGCCCGTAGTTCCGTTTGCGCCATCATCAACAATAGCCATTGTTATGGTTCTTGTAATGGCGCTTGCTAGGTTACTACCGTTAACAGTTAAAGAAGCGGTAACGCTAGTTGCCCCCGAATCGGGCGTAATAAGAATGGTAGATGCCGAGCCGGTTGTAGGCGTTGATCCCGTAATTGCCCATGCATATGTAGGCGATGTAACATTCTGCGTAACCGCCGTAAGCGTTACCGAAGATGGCGTAATAACGCCCGTGCTTGATTTGCTAAATGCGGTAAATCCGGATATATCGACAAGCGGACCGGCTTGCCCCGCGGGGGCTACCGGATTCCAAACAAATGCGCTACTTGCCGTACTTAAAGCAGATTGCCCAATTTCATTACCAACAAGGTAGGCAAAATAATACGTTCCCGTATTAATAATATTGTTTGTAAAAGTATAGTTAAAGTTGTTGCCAATAGGTTGGCTATTGCTTGAATTTGCCGATGCAAGTAATTTCCAATCCGATGCGGTAGGCGTTGCGCTTGTTGTAAAGAAAAGATTTACAAAAGTAACGCGCCCCGTAACGGGTATAAAAACTTGTACGCTAATATTTGGAACAACCGCGCTAGGGAAACCCGTAGCCGTTGGCGCGGTTAATGATGAAAAGAAAACGGGCGATGATAAACCGCTATTTGGAATTGGCGTAAATTGCGTTATGTCTTGGTCATCATAAACTTGTGCGTTGTATTCGCTAAGTTCTAATTTAGCACCCAATGAACCATCGGGTAATGATGCTTCGTTAACTTTCATTACGCGGAATAGTTTGCTTGCCCATCCGTAATCAGTATTGGTAACGCTAACTACATCGCCCGCATCTACTTGAATTCCGTAATAGGTAGTGCTAAAAGAAACAATTAAATCTTCGCGGGCTTGTTCCAACAAACGATTGGCAAGGTAATGCGCTTGCACCGAATCGTTAACCATGTCGTAAGTAACTGAATACTTGTTAACGGGTTCGTTGGGATACAGTAAACCGCTAGGTGTTTCAATGTTTACAAATGCGGCTTGGTCGCGGTTTTCTTTAAACGGGAATCGCGCTTCAACTTGATTAATTGAACTTGTAATGTCGGTTGCACTAACGCGAATTTCGCCAATAATGTTGTTGTCATTAAAAGCATACGCGGTAGATTCTGCTTTGTTAATAACAATTGACCATTGACCCAACGCGGCGTTGTAGGTCATCCAAGAATCGCAAGATGAAATTATGCGGTCAATGTTACTTAATACAGTTTGCCCCGCATCTAACACGCCGTTAATTCGGTAACGCGGTTGCGTAGATGGTACGCCACTACTATTTGTAAATGTAATAATTTGGTCGCCATAAGCATTTAACGCGGTTGCGCTTGTGCTATTAACAAACGCCGCATCTACCGCACCGCCGTAAACCGCGTTGGTCATGTAGTCATACCAAACATCGCCCGCTTTGGCTACGCCTGTTCCGTTTAGCGTATGCGCTACTTTAAATGTGATAGGTTGTAATTGTGTCGTATCAGCATCGCGGTTATAAATTAGTTTGACAATGGCAAAGCCTAAACCATTCATTTGCCTTGTGCCTGTCCAACGCTGACCAACGGCAATATCAGAACCGCCCATAACCGTGCTAGGTGCTGATGCGCCGTTAGCGGATGTAATAGTACCGCCCGCGGTAGATGTATAAAGATTGATGTAAAGGTTGCCGCTAATTTTTGTATCTACATTTCCCGCTTCATCGGTAAGGCTAACAACTTTAGTTAAATCTGAACCATCAAAAGTAATTTTTCTATCACCGTAGTACATATCTGCGGTATCAAAAGCAAATTGCCCGTTAGGGCTAATGCTTGAAATAGCCAAAACATAGTACATAGTTTTTTGGTCGGTTGTCAGCACCGCATCAACAAATGTGCCGCCCATGTACGCGTTGCCATAAACAATAGGAATAGCGTTAACCGCGCTTGGCGGTACTTGTTGCCTTACGCCCATGTCTTGTTGTTGTTCGGGGTTATCTGCAAAGGCACGGGTAACAACATAAGAAACGGCAAAGTTAACGGCAAAGGTTGCCATTGCCGTAGAAAAGCCAATTGCTTCTAAACCTATAATTAAACTTGTAACCATTTCATTCCCTAACAAAAGTTGCGCCAAGGGCTTTGTATCCCCTGCGCGTGTAATCGATAAACGGGCCGTTAGCAGAAATCGATGTACAAACAAAATCTACATCGCCCGCTTTTAACATTTCCTTTGCGCGTTCATCAAACGCTTTCCAAAGCCTACCGCCAATTGTTCCGTTACGATGTTCGGGTTCTACCCACCAAAGCAATTCGTTTAATTCTTTTACTTTGGGCGACCAAATGTTAGAACTTTTATAAGCCACAATCGCGCCCCTGTGATGCGAATCGATATAAATGAACCCACGCCCTTGAATGATGCTAAACAATAGTTCTTCAACATAGCGGGGAAAGTGATTATGCGATTCGCCAAGTTTTTTAATAGGGTTTTCATAAGCGTAAGCCTCTACAATTTCTAACAATCTAGGTATGTCGTATCTTGTTGCGGGTCTTATCATGGCGGGTCAACGTATCCTGTATCTGTTACTGTAGTATCGCTTGATTGTGTATTTGTTTTTGGCGGTGAACCAAAGTCAAAAAATGTATTAGAAATTTCACTTACGCGGTTCATTGATGTATCACCGCTATAAATAAATTGCCAGTTGTTTTGATTTGTCTTAACACCCGACAATCTGTTTTCTAAAACACGCCGCATTGATGAACACGAAATAGAACAAGTTGCAATGCGTGTACGCGCTTCAGAATTAAAATCTTCTGTGATAGAAACGCTATTGATAATTCCTTGGTAGCGTTTAAAAAATTGCGTTGTAGGCGTAGTAATAATTTGGTTGTTTGAATCAAAGAACCCGCGCCATACTTCTACCAATGAACCTTTAATGTCGTTGCTTAAAATCAACGCTACATTGCTTGGGTTGATGCCCGTTAATTGAATAGCCATGTCATCCGATGTAGCCTTAATATCGCGCTGAACATCGCCAACGCTAAGTAACGCACCAAGGTTTGAAAAGGTAATGCCGCCAACCGTAATAGGCGCGGCGGCGTTGCAGAATGTGTAAACAGTTCCCGCAGTACCAACGGTAAGTTTTACAAATTCCGCATGGTTGATTTGATAACCAGTTACCGCGTTAATTGTTGTCATACGATGTATTCTCTAAAAACAAATGGCGAATCCCATTGCACAAATGCGCCATCCGTCATTGGGTTTAATGTATATGTTGGGCATGATTCTGCAACAACATTAAATGTGCAAGCAGTTCCCAAGAAAACAGTTGTACCCGATGCGGGCGTACCAATCAAGGGGCGATGTATGCCTACCGATGAACCCGCGCTATCTGCGCTAATCTTGTAAACATAGCCGCTAATCATAATGAAATCGCCCGCCTTAAATGTGCCGTTAGAAGTTAGCGCAAGTGTTTGCGTATTAGCCGCGGGCGCACCGTTTAAGGTTGCCGCCGTAGCCGTTCCACGCATCTTTACAAACCATTGTAAATTTGTACTTGCAAAACTAATTTGTTCAGGCAATTGCCTATCCCTGTTATCAATAGTTTGGATAATATCCCGAACTTGTGGATAGTAAAGGTAGGCATGGGGTTGAATAGTAAACACCCAAGGCACGGCGGTTAGGTATTGCGCTACGGTGATATAACCCGAACGGGCTACTTGTTGTCCAACCATACGGCGGTTGTTTACCGTCATGGATTGTTGTATATCAAAGATGGTTTGGAAACTCATGCCCGACCCCTATTCACCGCCAACGATTTATTGGCATACTGATTTGCCGCCCATATTGCGTTAGAACTGCCGTACAAGCGTTCTTCAAACGATTTAGTATCAATGGCGTTAATGTAGTTGTTTGTAACCATCGTAGTACCGCCCGCGCCGCCTAACGCATGGTTGGGAATTACTGTACCTGACGAACGGGGTACAAACAGTTCAGGCCCGCGTTCGCCGACAACATAAGGCGTATTCGCATTAGCAGAACCGCCATCGGCTAAGAACCCGCCAATGTCAGCATTACCGTATGCGTTGCCAGTACCAAAGCCGCCACTTGCATACATCCCAAACAATGATTTAAACAAACCCGTTGCTGATGCCCGCAATTGAATAGCAATCAAATCTTGAATGATGCTACGCGCCAAACTCTTAAACGATAACTTGCCCGTGCGAACAAAGTTATCTAATGCGCTTTCCATGTTGCCCATTACAGAACCAAAAGCCTTTGCGCCATTTTCTAATTCGGTTGGCAAATCACGGAAAAACTTTGCGCCTTCTTTCATAAAGCCTTGTTCGGTAGTTCCTTCGCGTTGCGCTTTAATTGCTTGGTTTTGTGCGCGTAAATAGCGTTCGGTCGCATTGGCTAATGCGTTTTCTTGTGCAACCAAATATTCTTTTGCTTCAATAGATAAAAGATTGTTGCGTTCAATTTCCCTAATATTTTCTAATCTTTTTTGTTCTTCAAGATACAAATCTTTTGTTAACTGTATATCTTCAGAACGCAAATTACGCGTTGTATTTTCTATGTCTAACAATGCGTTCTTTATTTTTAAACCTTGTTCATCATTTTCAATTCGTTTTAATGAATCTGTAAACGCGTTATTTTCTTTGCCCGCAACATCTAATAAAATTTTATCTAGGCGTTGTAGTTCAGCAAAGTATTTTTCTAACGCCCGCAATCTTGCTTTTTCTGCGGCTTCAGCATCTTTATCACGCGCCGCGGTTACGGGGCGACCACCGCCACTACTACTGGATTTTGATTTTAAATTATCTGTACGGCGTTCATCGACACCACTACGCCCGTAACTTGTACCCATTATTTGGGATTCAAAGAAATCTAAGTTTTGGCGTTGTGATGCGCGGTAGGCATCGTATTTTTTATTTCCTGCTATTGCCGCATCAACGCCTTTAGTAACTAAGGTAACGGCGTTTTCATAGGTATGTTGAATTTCATCAGCAATACCTTTAAAGACAAATGCAACATTAGCACCAAGAACAGAAACCGTTTGAAATACAACTTTAAAAATTCCACTTAGTGACACGCCGTAGTCACTCATTGTTTTCATGTAATCAACTGTTGACTTTAGGATTGGCCCAAGTTCCGTAGCCAATACCAACATTACATCGCGGGAAGTTTTCTCAAAAAATTCCATTACATCTGCGGCGGCTTTGATTGCTTTTTCTTGTTCTTCAATCAATGGATTGGCTTGCGATACCTTTTCGGCAAAGCCAACCATGTCAACGCCCTTGGCGGCTTTGGAAAATATTTCCATTGCCTTGGCGTTTCGCGTAATTGGGTCTTCAACTTTGGCTAAGTTGGCAACCAGTTTGTTTAGCAATTCTTCTTGGGAAAGTTTCCCCAAGTCCTGTAAACTAATGCCTAATTCTTTAGCAGTTTTTTGCGCTTTATCTGAACCGCCCGCGGCATCGTCAATAAATTTGGTAAACGCCGATAGCATTTTGCCCGCGTTATCCGCTTTGCCGCCTGAATCTTGCAACGCATTTGATAATTTTAAAACTGTACCAATTGCCATTTCATTGGCTTCGGCAACATCAAAAAGTTCATCAGCATATCTAACCGCGGCAACGCTTGCGGCAACCAATGCAACCGCGCCTATCTTGCCAAACTTTTCGGCGGCTTCGCTAAACTTTTCTAGTTTCTTTCCCGCGGCTTCAATACCTTTATTGAATTCCGCGGTATCTATTCCTAGGGCTACGCCTAAGCGGGCAATCATATTAGCCATCTTTTACCCCAAACAATGTTTTATCAAATCCTTGCGCCTGTTGCATAAATGCTAAAAGGCTATCATTTACTGCCGCCTTTTGCTTATCAGCAGATAAAGGCGGGTAGATGTAATCATACGCACTACCCAAAATGTTGGCTAGTTTATATGGCGGTGAATTTGCCGTTCTCATGTAATTAAATACCCCGTTTGTCAGGGTAGCCAATTGCGTAAGAATCCCATAATTTCCAACCATTCCATCGGCATACATTGTTTGAATGTTTGCCAAAGTTACATCGTCTAATTCTTCAATTGTTTCTAGGGTATGCCCGTTGAAAATCATTGCGGCTAGGCATTGGCTTTTCAACGAGCCTATTAGTTTCCCCGCGCTTCCCTGTAGGTTGGGCTAATTACTTCGCCAATCTTTTCCACAATCATCATTTGCACGGCAATAGGGAATTCTTCTTCAATGTCGGCATAGGTTAAATCTTCAAGGGTTACGCCTTCCATTTCAGGAACTAACAACTTAAAGAATTCAGTAATGCGGGCTTCGGTAATGGCTTTGTTCTTGGCGGCTTCGCGCATTGAACGCCCTTCAACCAAAATATCGGTATCCATAAATTTAAAATCTTCGGTTTGATTGCTTTCAAACTGTCGCAATGGCGCGGTAATTTCTTGGTAGATTTTTTCTATTGTTTCATCATCAGGGTTAGAAACCTTTTTATAGATTGCATCTGATTCAATCATTAAAGGGATGCGAACCTTAAAGGTATGCCCATTCAATACAAACGAACGGGTTAAAAGGTCTTTTCGTTTTGCTTGGTACTTTTCACCAAATGCCGAACTTAGTTTTGTCATTTATTTTTTATCCTGTATTTACTGATTCGCCTTGCTAAAATTTCCCCTAGCCGCTTGGCGGTTTGATTGGCTTGGGATTCCAAAGCAGGGCGTAAAAACGGTTGTGCGCCATTTCTAGCCGTGCCGAATTCTTGTGCTATGGCACGGGCATCCGATAAAACGCCTTCTTGCCGCTTTGCTTCTTTTAAATCTCGGTCGTATTGCGCTTTATCTGATTTGTACAACGCCGCATTTTTTTCGTAAAACTCTTTTTTAAGTTTTTTCTTAAACGCTTTAGTTGTTACCAAAGCAATTACTGTATCGTTTTCGGTGATGTATTTAGAACGAATATCGCGCTTGGTTGGGCGGCGGGCTTCTATTTGCATTGTCCTAGATAAATCGCCAGTATCTTTAGGCGCGTTCATTTGCGCCATTGTTAACACGGGTTTCATTGCTTCCCGTGCGGCGGGTACTAAAATAGAACTTCGTGCTTTCTTGTCGCCAATCTCAGATGCTAGTTCCTCAAACGCGGCTAGTACACTTTTCAAGCCTTCGATTTTGTAGGTAACGCCCGACATACTTAACCCATTGGCTTAATAATCTTTTGGTACAACGCGTTGTTTAGCGTATGCACATAATCTACGATTTCATCGGGCGTAAACTTATCCGCATGGTTTGCGGCAATATCATGCGCCAAAGAAATAGCAGTTAATTTTTGTGCGGTAAACCCAAACCAATCCTTACGCGAATCGGATTGGGCTACCAAGAAGTTCAACAAATCGTTACTGTCTTTTATTGTCGTTTGCATATTATGTATTGTATTTACTAAGAACTTTTAAACATACCGCTTCTACAGAATCCGCATCAGCGGCGGCAATTGCATCTTCTAGTTCTTCGGCATCTACTACCATTCCTTGTGCAACCGCATCAAGTGATTGGTAGGTAGTGCTTAGAACTTCTACGGCTTCTTCTACGGTCATCATGTGTTATTAGACCAACCATATTGGTTGCCCCTCGGATGAATTGTAAAGTTGCATTTTGCTTCTGCGCTTGGGCTTGAATCAATTGTGAATTGAGAAACGCGACCATTGAACGCATACGCAACCGTATTAGCACCGTCAACCGCGGCAACGACAAAAGTACGGTCAACCGTACCGCTATAGGCATCAGCGCGGATTTGCAATAACGCGGTATCGCTTGGATTCCAAGCCGCGGTAATGCTTAACGATGTAGGCGCAGATTGCGTAGGAATCTTATCGCTTTGGCGTGAACCCGCTACGCCAAAAGATGCAACCGCATCATCTTGACCAAACGCGGGTACGGCTTCCACGGGCAACAAAACACCCGCGCCGCCAGTACCGTTAGCCGCCGTGCCTACGATGGTTGTAACTTGTCCTGTCCATACGGAAAGGTTTGCCGTTGTAAGTGGCGTAGGCGTTGCCGCGCTTTGCATATACAACGATGCGCTAAAACCCGCTAAAACTTTATTTGGTATAGCCATGATATTCCTTTAGGCGTTGTTAGACCAACCGTAGAGATTTCCACGGGGGTGAATGGTGAAATTGCATTTGGCTTCAGCACTAGGGCTTGAATCAATCGTAAACTGGCTTACGCGGGCGTTAAAGGCGTAATAAACGATGTTTGACCCTTCGGTAGCACTAACTACAAAAGTACGGTCAATAACGCCGCTATAGGCATCGCCGCGCATCAGCAAAAGCATTGTGTCGCTAGGATTCCATGCGGCAGTTACGCTAAGTGATGTTGGTGCGGATTGCGTTGGGATTTTGTCAGATTGACGCGAACCCGCTACACCGAAACTAGCAACGGCATCATCTTGCCCAAATGCGGGTACGGCTTCAACTGGAATTAGATTACCTATAACTGCAATAGGTGCAACATTTCCAAGGGTTGAAAGTTGGGTAAGTGTTAGTGCGGTAGGTGTCGCGCCCGATTGGGCATACAACGCCGCGCTAAAACCCGCCATTATTTTATTTGGTAGTGCCATTTTAAAAGTTCCTTCAAAAGTTGTTGGGTTGTCTTATGTTGGAATATCTAGGGTGCAATCAAGAAAAATTTGGGCTAACTTTTCATCATTGTCATAAGTGTTGTAAAGCCAAAAAACATCTGCTTTAGCAATCTGAAAACCATTTGTTGCACCACCAAACAAACCGCTATAACCATGTAGCGATTGTAGTATTTGATTGGAAATAGTGAAACCATCTTCTATTACTTGCGTAAAAATACTTATCTGAAATGTTGGGCGGTCGATGCCCTTAACCGATTGAACTGGCCCTGTATAAACATCCTGATGAACATTTCTTAACATCCAAACAATAAATTTGGGTTGCGTTGCAAAGTTACGGTTAAACGCGGCATACACGGGTACGGGCGTAACAATGCTTTGCAGTTGAAACTGTATCGCTTTGCCGTACTGTACTGGATTCTGTTGCGTTGCCATTTATACCGCCGTTACTGGGTCGTTTCTGTAAGCAATGATAACCACCATCATCCTATCATCGGATTCACGGATGTTATCAATACGCCAATCAAACCCATTGTAGGTAATTGAATACAAGTTTTGGTTACGCACCATTTCACGCGTATTAGGCGTGTAGTTCAAAGTGAAATTAACTACATCTTGATAAAGGCGGTACTTTTCAGAAATCTTTAAACTGTTGGCAACCGAATGAACACGCGCACGGGTTTTAAACCAATCGGTTTGCGCCGTTGTTTGTTCGCCAAAATCAGTTTTAGCAAACGCTAGGTTTTTAACAGTAATTTGTTCAAACCGTGCTATTGCCATTTACATCACCAAAGGTTTGTATGGGCGTAGCAATGTTGCCACGCCAAACGGAATTTCTTTTAACTGATTGTCAGTTGTATTGCTACGATTGTTATACAAGTGCGTAAACAAAAGCAAACCCGCTTGCTTAATAACGGGATAGGTTTGCAACGGATTAGGTGCGGTTGAATACTCGCAAATAATCGGCGCGGTCATTTGGCTATTGATGGTTGTCGGCAACGATTGAATAATTACCTTGTTGCCGCTTGCATCGTAATAGTATTGCGTAGGCGAAACTACCGTTAAAACTGGCGGGAACGCGTTATTCCAAAACGCTACGCGGTCAATCTGTACGCCCGACATATCGGGATATTGGTTTTGCGATACTTCGGGCAAATCCAAACATACGGGGGATGCGGCTAAGTTTTCAGCACCGTACCAAACGCGGTATGAAACTGAAAAGATAGATAAGCCTAAGTAATCTTCAATGGCTTGGCGAACCGCTACTTCCAATGAACGCAAATAACCATCTTGGGATTCATCTTCAAACAAATTTATTTGATTTGTGATTTCATCCAAGGTTAACCAAGGCGTAACTACGTCACGGTCAATCTGTTCTGTTTTTACATAACTAAACGGATTGCGGGTAGATGCCCCGAAAGGCGCACCTAATGTTTGTTCATTTGCTGACATCCAAGCCCCCTTTAGGCGGCAGACATACGAACGCCCGCGAACGGGTCGCGTACGGTGCTTACCATTCTTTTTTCTGCGTACATCGTCACAAAACCCGCCTGTGTTTGTTCAAACATTTGGATGCTCATTTGTTCGGTATCACCGATTGTCAAAAAGCGATTCCAGTTTGCCAAGTAGATTGGGAAATCTGTAGAAAGGTATGCGTTAGGAATAACGGGCCAACCAAAAATGTGACCAATTGCGCAACCATCTTTTTCGCCTAGTTCCAAGAACAAAGGCAAGCCCGCGGTATCTTTTAACTGGCGCAATGTTTGAATCATTGCGGGGCTAATGTGCCATGCAGTTGAATCTAGCGACCAATATTGCGGGGGCAACGCGTTAGCCATGTTTACAACTTTGTTGTAAGTTACCGTAGTGCCGCCATTACTAACCGTAGCGATAGTATGTATGCCATTTGTAATAGCCGTACCACTAGAACCGAAAGCACTAGTAGCACCACTAGCGTACATATCCAAACCGCGCAAGCCATTAGTAGCACCAGTTGATGTAGTGCCGCTACCCGCTTGGTCGCTATTAAGCACCATTGATTGACCTTCAAGTTGTGCAAACTCAAGTGCCAAATCTTCAACAAGCGTTGCATCAAGTCCATTAACATCACTTAGCACCGCCGTTCTGATTGGCAATTGTGCAACCAATACGCGCACGGGCAATTGCCAAATAGAAGTATTCACATTAGGCGAACCGCTATTTGGCGTAAATGTGTAACCCCAAGGGTTTGTAGAATTTGCGGCGTTACCAGTTTTGGCAACGAATTGGGCATCAGAACCCGTAACTGTAATTTGGCGTGAGCCTTGGCGCAAAGGGTTTGCTTGACGCAAAGCCGCAAACGCATCATCAAAAACAACATTACCACCGACACCCGAACCCGAACCAGTAATTGCGCTTGCTTCGCGCAAGTCGATGTTTACTTTGCCGCCTTCGGTGATGGCTTGTTTGATTCCGTTCAAGATTTTTTCGGTGATAGACATTTTAAATTCCTGTTTAAAAAAAGCGGGGGATTTTCGCCCCCCGCTAATGGCAACGCAATTAAGTAGCAGTACCAGTTGAACGATAACGAATCAACGCGTTAGGGTCACGAACCGATGTAGCCAAACGCTTTTCACCAAAGAATGTGATAAAGCCCGGCGCGGTTTGGTCGTAGCGGCGCATAATCATGTTCAATCTGTCAATGATTGTGTGACCGCGTGTGAAATCACCAAAGAACATTGGATACAAAGAAGTTGTACCCGCAGAACCAGTAGTTGCTTGTGATGGGTTATCGCAATACTTGTTAACGACAACATCAAAGCCCAACAAATTACCTACGATACCTTCAACCGACAAACCTTCGTTACGATTAAAGATTGGTGCGCCGTTTGTATCACGCAATGCGCGAATAGCGTTCAACAAAATTGGGCTAATCATAAACTTAGTGTCAGGTGTCCAATACTGTTGTGGCAAAGCATAAATAGTATTGATTACGTCAACATAAGAAATGTTGTTTGCGCCAACGGTGTTTGCGTTAGTGGTAATTTGGTCATAAGTAGCAAGGCTATGCAAACCAGTATTAGAACCCGTACCGCTTGTTCCAAATGCCGCAGTAGAGCAAGTACCACCCGCATAGGTAGCGTTAGCACCCGCGTATTGGTCTAAGCCACGCAAGCCATTTGTGCCGCCGTAAGGGTTAGTGCTTGATTGTGCCGCTTGGTCGTTATTCTGAATCATTGACAAGGCTTCGGCTTGCGAAAACTCCATCAACATATCGTCAACGACATTGGCTTCCAAACCATCAATATCATCCAAAGCCGCAGTACGGATTGGGAATTGAACATTCAGGTCTTGCAGAACCAATTGCCAAATGCTTGTATTTTCAGTTGTGGCATCGCCGTTGTTCTGAATCGCATAGCCCCATGCCGCACCCGCATTACCAGTTTTGACACGAAATTGATATGAAGAACCATCGGTTGCTACGGTGCGTGACAAACCGCGCATGGGGTTAGCCAAACGCAAAGCGGCAAACACGGGGTCATAAGCGGTGCGACCACCTTGGTTGTTGCCTGAGCCTGTCAATGCTGATGCCTCGCGCATATACGCATCGCGTTGGCTTTCGTCTGCAAAAATTTGCAGTTCTTTTTCTACGCGGGCATTGCTTTTGTAGAAAGAAACCAATTGTTCTTTAACAGAACGGTTTACATCGCCGCGCACGGATGTAGCGGGCTTGACGATTGCAGGGGCTTGAATAGATGCTACTTTGGCTTCCAAAGCAGAAATGGTTTCTTGCATTTCCAGTTTGATTGCTTCAACGGCGGCGGGAATTTTTGCTTCAACGGCGGCAATGCTTTCGCTTTGCTTGGCTTCGATAGCATCCAATTTTTCAATGATTGCTTGTGACATGATTTAACCTTTAATTTTTGTATCAAGAATTTTAAGAAGTTCACGCGTTTCTAAAGCCGCGAGAATTTCCGCTTCGGTAGCCTCCGCATCTGATTCACTCAGAATAGGCGCAATTTCAATAGGCGTTGTAACTACATCGCGCAGTTCTAACACTTTTTTGAACGTAGATGCGGCGGCTACCGCATCCTTTTTAGATAGCCCAACTTCACGCAAGGCTTGTTCTAAAACTTTTAAATCCGCAGAACCATCAGGTCGGAAATATTCCAATCTGCTAACTTCTGCTTGTGGGTTGTTGGGATACATCACTACGGATACTTCGCGCAAACCGCCTTTAGTGATTTGGAAATAACCTTCTTCGTAATCTTCGCAAGGGTTGCCTTCAGCATCGACCATGCAATATTCTTCGGCGTATGCGCCAACGGAAACGCCGCCAAACATAGCGGGGCTTTCTTGCATTACTTTGTAAAGGTCAGAACCCATCGTAGTATTGACAAACAAACGCCCTTCGGCTTTCATTCCTGTATCGTCAAACTCAAACGCATCCCATTGACCAACGGGGATTGCATCCGCATCGTGATTTACAAACATCGGTAGTGGGCGACCTGATGCAGAAAATTCTTCTGCCCATTTCATAAAACCTTCGGGTTGATAATTAAACCGCCTACCGTCTGCGCCTTCACGCGCACCCCAAGTAGTTACGGTTGCTTCAATTTTTCCTGTCATTGCGCCTTGCTTTTCCAAAACTAATTTGGCTTCGCAAATCATCATCAGGTTTTTTACGGTCATGGATTACCTCATCGATTTTAGTTCGGTCGATGTCATATATTGTTTTAGGGGGTCGCCCTCTTTTAGGGGGCGGTTCTGTATTTGGCTTATATGTTGCCAAGGATGCTATCACTAATTTAAAAATAGTGGACAATTTATTTTCACTTGCCGATATTCATTTTGCGGGTTTGGTTTCCACCGCCCCCGCCCGTATCTTGGGGGGATGTTCCGACAATCGGTTTATCTTTCCCGCCCTTATCAATCAATTCATCTGCCCCATCAATATTGGGCATACCCAAGTATTCACGCGCTTCGTTAGGGGTCATAATCCCGTTTGTAACGCCCGCGGTAGCAAAATTCATTTGGTCTAATGGCGCACCTTTTAAGAAATTGCGCGTATCAAACTCAATGCACAAATTAGGGTAGCCAACAAACAAATGTTGTTTTAATTTTTGCTGAATGTTAATTAAAGTTGGGTACATTGTGGATTTATAGAATTCATCCATCATTGTTTGGGTATTGTTGTACTTAGAATCCCCGATGCCAATCATTGCCGCGGGAACGCCAAACAAACCGCAAATCCGTTTCATGGTTTGTTCTTTTAACTTAGCCGCATCGGTATCCTGTAGGGTCAACATATCTAACGGGGTGTACTTCATGCCTTGGTCTAGCAACATACCCTGACCCGCCTTGCTTGGGTCGCTTGGGCGGCTAGAAACCATTGCCGACCATGCTTCTTTCAAGCGGGCGGCAATTTCCTTATATTTGCCATCAGGAATAACACTTTCGGTAGTAAACATTCCGCTTGGCTTTGCGCCGTTTTGCATGATGTAGTTTGCGTAAAGGTCAATATCTTGGTCTAGCGAAACCAGTTCTGCCGCCAAAATGCCTTTGTTAAAACCCGCAGAACCTTGCCAGTTCATTTCCTTAATGTGCATCACTTGGTTAAAGTTCAGCGGCTTATCACGGTTAAAACCGTAAGCGGGCGTACTTAAACGATACGATGGGTAACGCGCAGGGGTGATTGTTACGGCAATCAAAGTTGAATCAAGCAAGTACATTTCTAACGGGGTTTCCGTTGTGCTTTCTTGGTCTTTTCTCCACCAAAGGGTAAATGCTTCGCCCGCAAGTTCGTACCACATAAGCCATTGATACCAAAATTCATAGGTACTTTGGAATTGGTTAGGTTGCGCCAAAAGGTTTGCTACTTGCTTGGCTTTAGCCTTATCCCGTGCGCCAACTAGCGGCGATTTAATGGCATCAACATAAGTACCATCTTCCGATTGGCTAACCACGCGAATAGGCAATTGGGATAGGGCGCGGGCTTTTGCCGCAACGCAAGCCATGATTGTGCTATTGCGCGTAAGCAATGACATATCCACGGGGCGACCCGCGTTATTGGTTGCGCCTGTGGTTACATAAAGAATCTGAGTATTGACATTAGGGTTCTTATTATCGCCCTGATAAACGATGTTATTACCTAGCGCAGATTGCCCAAATAGCGTATTGGATTCGTTTTTTTGGTCTTTATTGCGCTTGAAAATGTCGAAAATAGCCATGTTTTTACCCAATTTCTTGATGGTTTACCATTCAAAACTTCTAAATCCAAATGTATCAGAAATAAAAACATTGTCTAGATGGCAATGCAAAGCCATAATCATTGCAATAATTCCGTCAACTTTTGCGGATGTATCGGCTTCATTCTTACGAACTTTGACATTTCCGTTTACATCTGTGTAAACCTCCGCGTTTGCCAGTTGCCAACCAACAAAAGGGTTGCCATCGTGCATGATGCCTTTTTTCAGAATCAATTGTTCTGCGGTTTTAGACGGGTTAGATAGAACCGCCATTCCCTGCCCAACCTTCTTTACGGGTAAACCCTCGGAATACAAATTAGCAACCAATGACGCGGCGTTGTACGGGTCATAGCCAATTTCTTTAACATTGTGCTTAATACATTGTTGCTTAATGTAGGTTTCCACTTCGTTTAGGTCGGTTACATTGCCTTGCGTTAGCCGCAATATGCCGCTTGCATGGGCTTGCAGAAAAATAGATTTATAGTGATTGGGAATTAGGTCTAAACTTTCTTCGGGTAAGAAAAATTGGAATTCTGCAAAAAACTTTTCTTCCGAATATCGGTGCAAAGTGCATACGGCGTTTAAGTCGCGGCTATATGCCAAGTCAAACGCAATAAAAGTTGATTCGGGTTTATCTTCGGGCATAGGGCAAACTGAATCATCCCAATACCGTCTATCGACCCACGCGCTATTTGCGCTTACATAGATGTTCAGTTGCTTACAAAGAAATTCGTTAAGGCTTGCGGGCTTAGATTGCGCTTCGTGCGCCATGTGCCTAATGTGTTCGGTAGTAACCGATATTCCAAGCATGGGGTTGGCTTTAGCCCAAGTTTCTTCGTTTGACCATTCATCACCCGCATCGATGGAATACAGTAAACCAAACCATCGGTAGTTATCTTCTGCCGTGCCACGTAGCACCGTGCGTAAGTGGTTTAAATCTTCAAAGAACTTTGTTTCACGGGTAAACGATGCCGTAGTTAAATACATACGCAAAGGGTTCTTTCGCGCCCCCATACCCGAATGTAAAACCTCAATAGATGACCGTTCTGTAATCTGCGCGGCTTCGTCAATCATCGCGCACGATGGGTTTTTACCATCGCCTGTTTTTCTGTTGTCACGGGATAGCGCACGGTAAGTAGAAGTGGAATCGCCCGCTTTCTTTAGTTCGCTACGGTAAACAACAAACTTTTGCTGAAACTCATGCACCATATTTTCAATGATGGCTTTAGATGAATCAAAGCAAATACTTGCTTGTTCGCGGTTGGTCGCCAAGGTAAACACCTCCGCGCCCGCATCCCCAAACTGTAATTCGTAAAGTGCAATGATTGATGCCAAAGTTGTCTTGCCTGATTTACGCGGCACAAACAAAATTACATCTGTTACCCAACGAATCGTTTTATCTTTCCTATCCCTAAACCCATAAATAGCGGCTAGGAACAAAATTTGAAACGGTTGCAGTTGGATAGGCTTGCCCGCTTCCGCACCTTTAACATGGCGGCAGAACTTGGCAAACTTTAAAATGTGTTCGGCTTTTTCGGGTACAAATTCGTAAGGCGCATCCCGCCGTTCCACCATATCTAGGAATCGTTGGGCGGCTAACCTTACATCTTCGCAAGCGGTAATGTCGCCAAGGGTTACGCCCCTAGCGTACTGAAAAGCGGGTTCAAGCAGTTGCGAATAACTCATCTACTTCGGATGCCTTGTTTTTAATCTTTGGGCGACCCCTTGCCACTAATGCTAGTTCGGCAAGAATCTTTATCGCTTTGTCCATTGATTCGGTTCTTATCTTGTAATAGGGGCTTGGTGCATCCCCCGCGTTGTAGTGGTAAATCGCGCCATTTTCCAATAATCCAATGTGCGCTTGCACTAAAGTTTCCACCACCAAAACCAAAGAACCAATTAGCAGTTCATCCGATGCAGTTAACGCACCAGTTGAATTTTCTACTTCGTTCCTGATGGCGGTTTCAAACGCGTCTGCGTTCCAAGTGCTTGGATTACGCAAAAACGCAATAATTTGTTTGGGTGCTTTTTTCATTTTTTTATATTAAACGCTTTGTTGTAGTTTAGCAACCTTATAACCCCCGCTAACTTTGCCTTTCTACAGAAAAAGG